TTCTTCACTTTCAAACTCAACACCCTCTGCAAGACTTTGTAGTTTTTCCTTTTGGGATACTGCAAGTCCTTCTGCAACGTTGTTGAAGACAGTCTGAGCTGTTGACTCACCAAGTTTTTGGTTAAGTGCAACGTTTCTTTCTATCTGCTCGTTGAGCTTCGTCTCCATTTCATCAAGCTTGTCTACCATATTCTCTAGAACATCATATTTATCTTCAGGTAATGATACATAATGATCTTCAAAAAGCTTTTTCATGCCTTCTAAGAATGATTCAGTCATTTCGGACTTAATGCCACGCTCGACTGCTAATTGGTTTTCTTCCAACCATTCTTCGGCAACGTATTCGAGATACGCATCAGTGCGCTCAGTAAGAGCAACCTTGATTCCCTCAACCTCTTCGGTGAGTTTAGTAGCGTATTCTTCGTTTAGTTGATTCTCGATATCTGTAATCTTAGCATTGATAGATGCCTCGAAGATTACCTTTGCCTTTTCTCTGAACTCTTCAGAAAGTTCTTCACCAGCGAGAAGGGCGTTAACGTCCTCTTCGATAGCGGAGTTGAGATCAACCTTAGTTGTCTCCTCTTCCTTAGTAGCAGTTTCATCTTCGGCGATGGCTTCCACCTTTTCGTCCTTAGATGTTTCAGTCTCCTCGTAGGAAACCTTTCCTTTTGAAAGTGTTGGCATAGCGTCCGCTTTCCCTCCATTTTTAGTAACTACGTCAGCAACTTGCTTAATAGTTTTTGTAGGGGTTGACAGCTTGTTAGAATCGTCATCAGGCTTAGAGTTCTGAGGGGTAGGTCCTCCCAGATCTTCTACTGCCTGAGAACTTTTAACGTAATCTGGTGTTGAAGGCATTGGATCGCCCGCACCAGCGTTAGCATTAACAGCAGTTTTGGATTGCTTTGTGCCTACTTCCATTTCTTGTAAATCTCCACGAGACATTTTGAACTCTCCGCGTTAAAACGTGTTAGATATCGTATAATCTATGTTTATTTATTAAATCAGAGATTTGATAGGAAGTTCTGGAAGATTTCCAGCTTCTTCTCATCAAGTTGCCCTTGATCAACAAATTTATTTATAGTTTCTTGGGTCTTCTCAATTGCTTCCTCCACTACCTTCTCAGGTTCGGCAACAGCAACTGGTGCAGTAGTAATTTCTTCTTCTACTACCAAGTTTGCTTTTGTTGCCTTAAGGAGTCCAGCTTCCCAGATCCAATCAACTCCTTCCATGATGCCATTGACAAATGCGTCAGGGGCGGAAGGGTCTGCAACTATGTCAGCTGCAGTTGCAAGCATGAAATCTTCACCAACGACTTTGTAACCTTCGTTAGTGTCTCTAAGACTACCCATGCCTCTAGAAGAAACTCCAAGTTGTACGCCTTCATCTAAAAGATTCTTTGCGATAACACCCATAGGGGTTCCTAAAAGCTTTGCTTTACCTACAAAATTATTTCCTTCCCTATGAAGGTCTAAAATCTTGTGAGATACTCTGTCCAAATTTACAGTAGGACCTTCTGGATGACCTAACTCTCCAAGAGCACGGCCTTTAGCCACGAATGACTCACAGTACCTAGTAACTTCTTTGTCAAGAACTTCCGTAGGGTAGAATCGACCATTCCTATTCTTAAGGTTACCTTGTAAAAAAGTACCCTCAATATACATATGCTTCTTGCCTTCCTTTTCTTCGACAAGAACTTTACAGGTCTCGATCTCTTCTCTAATGAGTTTCATTTTTAAGCCTCAGGTTTTTCTTCTTCGGTCTCATTATCAGGTGTTTCTACTTCAGCAGTAGGTGTTTCAACTTCTGGTTCTTCAGCAGAATCAGGAGTGCCATCAGCAACAGGTTCTTCTACTGCATCAGGTTCAACTTCAGTTTCTGGCTCTGGATTTAAATGTGGATTAGGTCCACCAAACATAGAGGCAGTTACAGCTGGTTTGATAGTGTCAATATTCTCTGCTGACTTTGCATAAAGAAGATCTTTAATCTTGTCATGCACGTCTGTTGCAGAACCATCCTCAGCTGCAATCATATCAAGTAAATCATTATCCATAAGGGTTAATATAGAATTGGACTAGTAATATTTATATTTCTCCACCTTTGGGCATTTGTGGAGGGGGAGCTTGTTGCTCTTCAGCAGGCATTTCACCTTCCATTGGGTTCATTGCTCCGCCAGGCATTTGTTCTGGATGAACACCCATTTCAAGTTGTTGCACTTCCATTGGGTCAGCAATAAGACCGTCCTCAATCTCTTGTGCCATCTGCTTGTCGATCTCAATGATCTCTTCATCCTTCTGTTTAAGAACATTTCGTCTTACCCAGTCAAGTGAATAGTACTTACCAACATAAGGATCAACCCCAGCAACAACACCGAGTCTCTCATTAATAAGTTCTACTTCTTTAAGTTCTGCAAAATGATTATCATATACAAAATCAAACTGTATATGATCTGAAAGAACTTCCCAGTCCTCTGGAGTAACAATGTTCTTCAGAATTAACTGAGTTTTCAACATGTCAAGGAAGACAGTTGAGAACCTCTTTCTCATTCTACCAACAAACTTGGTGAACTTAATCTCATCTCTTAAGATCTCTGAAGATCTTCCAAGGTTAAATCCATCACCAGATCCAGCAATACGTGACTCTGGAACACCCAAAGCTCTGTAAAGTTTTTTCTGGAAATATTCTATATCAGATAGTTCTCCAAGATTTTGTCCGCCTGGAAGAGTAGTTATTTCTGTTCCTCTACCACCTTCTCTACGAGGCAACCAGAAATCTTCAAGCATACTCATATGCTTTCTATCATCTCTGATCTCACCAGTTGATGCATCATACACCAATTTGTTTCTATAACGGTTCATAACCTCTTTGAGGTATTGTTCCGCCTTCATCTTAGGTAAGTTACCTACGTCGATGTAGAAGATCCTTCTTTCAGGAGCACGACTCAATCTGTATATAACAAGAGAGTCCTCAATCATTCTAAGTTGATTGAGTGCCTTAATTGCCTTGTTTAGATATGAAAGAATTGTATTCTTATTTCTATCTACTAACCCTGAATGACAGAATGTTATTGCGTCAGGTGCAATCTTAACTGGTTTATTCTTATGAGCAAATGGTGTGCTACCTATAGCACCAATATTCTGTTTACCTTGTATCGCATTTGGATCGTATTGATAATACTCTTCTATCTCAGGAGATTCTACATTAGTTGGATTGTCCTGATTTACAGCATTAATCGCACCCTTTAATGTAGGATCTGTCTTAAGTTTTCTTACCAGTTTAATCTTTAATGGATCAATATATCTTACTTCTTTAATACCTTCTTCTGGTTTTTTAATATCAATTACTTTATGGTAATAGATTCTCCCATCAACATACCAATTCCTTAAAATCTCATGGGACTTTTTATCAAAGTCCAAAATTTCTTTAACTGTTTTAAACTCATCTCTAATGAGTTCTTTAAGCTTGCTTGATGCAGGAAGATTCTCCAAATCGATTTCGACAGGAGAATCATTTTGATCTGAAACTATTGCTTCATTTACAATATCTTCAATGGCAGAATCCACTTCTGGATGTAGAGCCATTTCACGATATCTTTTTATTAACTCAAACTCAGACTTAAATACGCCATCAATATCAACATACTGCCCATAGAATCCACTAGACACATAATAGTCTGATGAATCCTCCTTATTCTGGGGTACAGGTGAGACGACGTTTTTTGTATTTTCGTCGTCCTTCTGTATCTTAAAACCAAATAATTTAGCCATTAACTCACTGTTACTGGGACCATTCCCAGTTATTTATAACTTACATTATAACACGAAATCTAGCTTATGCGATTTTAGATCCAAGCATTGATGCATTTGTATCACCAGTGAAAGCATCCCACCACTGAACTTGTAAGTCTACTGTAAATTCTTCAATTGTATCTGGTTGATCGTAAGACAATTCAATTGCAGATACGTTTGTTGGGAATATACCGTGGAACTTATAGGATTTCAGGATAGGTAACTTGTCACCTGTAGGTGCAGCGATCTGTCCTTTTGATTGAGATCCTTGGGCAGCATTCCTTCCTAACTGATAAACAACTGCGTCTGTTTGATAATCAGATGGAGTTGTTTCTCCAGTAGCATTGTCATGCTTGTTAATTCCATTCATCCACAATTCAAACGCATTTCTGAGATTGAATGTAGTATCGTTTATGACTGTGATAGTCCAAACGTCGAACGTGCGATCACCAGCAATCTTGAGGTTCCTTCCTCGGAAGGGAACATCGATTACGTTGATGTTAGATGCAGGGAGGTTGGCGGCTTTAACCATGAACCGTGCATCGGCAGCAGCTTGATCTTCATCAATCCCCAGACCGCCTGGGAATTGAAGTATAACCTCGAACAGGTTAGGTCTTGCACCACCGCCCACAAGCTTCGACTTGAACGTATCAATCGTCCTTGCGCTTATATCAGGTAAATTTTTAGACATGGAGTTGAGTCCTCTCTTCGTATGTATTTATTAAAGGGTTAGTAATTAGGCGGAACCAACTACTTCATCAAAGCTGATGCCTGTTCTAGTTGCAACGAATGTTAGTCCGATGAAGTTTATAGAACGTGCAGGCTTCACGAAGATGTCTGCCTTAAAGGTATTGGCGTCAATAACAGCAGGTGTGTTATTAGTTTCATCACAGATGACTACGAAGTCAGAAATACCTCTCTTAGCCTTAACATCACGAAGATATGGTTCAACGATATTCAAGAAGTTAGTTCTTGTAAGATCGTCGTTGAACTCAAAGAGTTGTGACCTTGCAGCTCTCTCGATTGTACCTTCAATTGTAAGGAACAAACGACGAACATTGATTCTATCGAAAGCAGATGCTTCCTTCTGAGCTGTCTTGTCACCGAATAGAACAATTCCAGCGCCAGGGCTAAAGATTATTGGGTTAATCCTCTTAGGATATAACTCATCTCTTTGTGCCTGTGATGGGTTGTATGCAAGTTTAATTGCATTGTTGATTGTTCCTCTAGTTGAACCAGCAGGTGAGAACCAAGGGAAGGAATTGATAGATGTTCTTGCCATCAATCCAGCAGTATCACCATTGAGAGGAATATAACGGAATGTGTTATTGAACCTATCGTAAGTGTACTTATAACCAGAGTCAAAGACTGCATAAGAACTAGATGTCAAACTATCATAGAAAGATATGATGTTTGCAGTTTGCTGATCAGAATTTGTTAGACCAACAACTCCAGCTCTGTAAGGTGAAATACATGCGATGCAATCCTTACGTACAGATGCAATACTAATTAGTTTGTTTGCTTTAGCCTGTGCCTCATAGATGTTGTCTCCACTAGAAGGACCTTGGATAAGGTAATTAACTGAGTATTCTGCAGGGTTATCTAAAACAGTGTAAGAAGTAACAATGTCCCCTAAAGTACACTTGTAACTATCAACACTACCGTAGTCAACACCATTTGCAAGGGAGTAGATGCTAGGGCCTGCACCATTAAAGGTGACCCCTTGTGCTTTTGTTCCCCAAACACCAGTTGCATCAACCGCATATGCACCCAATGAAGTATGCTTCAGACCGATACCAGTCTGTGCAGCACCAACAAATGCAAAGTTGGAGTAGTTTGCAACGTAATTCTTGTAGTAGATGTCTGTAGATGGAGAAACCTTAGCATCATTTGCCTTGGATAGTCCAGTCCACTTCTCTACAATACTTCCAGAGTTACCAGTTACTTTACCAGTATCATCAACTACTAGTACGTGGAACTCATCATTCTTAGCGTTCCTTTCCTTAGCAAACTCAGTAGTTGTAGGACGGTCAGCAATTTGCTTCCAATAAACAGTACTGTTTGTAAGTCCAAGAGTCTGTTGATCGTACCAGTCTGTTACTGTATTACCTTCTCTTAGGTAAAGTCCACTAGAAATACCAGACATAACAAGGAAGTCTGTATTTGCGAACGCCACTGTAGCAGCAGTGTCCATAATGATTGTTCCCTGTCCATTAGTAGTGGCATAAGAAACAATTGTTCCAGTGTAAGTTCCGTTAACGGATTTAATTTGATCGCCAGGAGCAGATTTAACGGCACTAAAGTCTCCGCTATATCCGATAACAGTAGAACCAATTCCAACAGAAGCTTGGAATCTTTGTCTTTCTACTCTTTGTGATGCACCTGCAGTATCAAAAATTTGTAAACGGTTAGGCTGGTTTACTGTGGAATTTGCGGTTTCATACTCATCGTAGATTCCAGCGTCGTATCCTTGGAAAGATCCAGTTGTTGATCCTTCTTCGTAATCAGTTGCACTCCATACGTCTGTTGTGACGTTATGCTTACTTACAACCTTAACATCAACTGATCCAGCGTTAATTCCTGTAATGATTCCTTTAAGGTAACCAGTTTGAACACCGACGGTTCCGTCAGTTTGAGCAACACTAGTTGAGAATCCAGCAGTAACTGCAAATCCAACTACTAATCCATCAGTACCGATTGCGATTCTTTGGTCTGCCTGTGAGTCAATTGTGCAAATCTTAAGATCGTTTGCCCAAGAGCCAGGGTTACGTGCGGCATAAAGCCAATCTTCAGTAGTTGAAGATCTATTATTATAATAGTCTTCAGAAGACTTAATAGAAAGATCTGTTATAGCAACACCAACAGAAGCGTTAGCGTTAGATAAACTTGTATTAGAAGTCCTGAGTACTCTTAGGATGCCTCCGTATGATAAGTAGGAAGATGCAGACATCCAATACTCGTATTGTGCGTCAGCAGATTTAGGTGCCCCAAACGTCTCAAGAAGGTCAGCCTCTGTCTCAATCAGAATTGGTTCATTGACAGGTCCTTTTTCAAAGGGCCCTGCAATAGCTCCAACTTGATCGTTGATGCCATCAATCCTTCCAACAGTTAGGTCTACTTCTCGTACCTTTACGCCTGGAGATACTAGATTAAGCGTCATGTTAGTATTCCTCGGAAACTCAGTTGTTTTCTCTACAACTTATTTATTGTTTTGGGTTATTCAGTGGGGAAACGGTACATGAACACCCTACCAATCGGGATATATTTCTGGTTTATTACTCCTCTTTCTAGACTTCACTCTCCTTATTGTACAAGTCTTACACTCATAAGAATAAGATGATGGCAATGCACCTCTATTCTTTCTGGTTAGATAGAACCCATCTGTTAAATTTTTAGTTTGATTGCAGACCCTACACTTTCTCTCGTGTAATACC